CAGCCACGAGTTGTCAGGCTGGTCCAGGCACTCCGTCAGGAAGGGATTGACACCACCGGTGCCCGATTGTTCGCCGCCACAGCCGCCGCCACGACCTGCATCGCTTGCGGGTAGATCCGCTCCATCAGTGACTCAAACAGCTCGGCCGTGAACCCTTCCGGCTCCACGACCTGAGCGACAGTCTGGCGGACGATCACATCCTCATCTGACAGGCCCTCCGCCTTCAGCGGCTTCTGGAACGTCTCGACGCGGGACTGTGACCAGCCCTCCACGACGACGTCCAGGGCCGTCGCCTCCAGGGCCTCCACGATCTCCCCAGCCTGATCCCGCAGGACCTTCACCGTGTCGTAGTCTCGGCCGACCTTCGCGTTCTCGATCTGGGCCTTCACGAGGTCCAGGTCCGACAGGAGATCGCCCCGCGCGTAGAGTCGGACGGCGTGCGTGACGGGCTGGACGCCCTCGATCCACGCTGCCAGGTCGAAGGTCTTCGGGTCCGACGCTTCCTGCTCACTGGTCGCCCCGCGTGTCGGCGTCGCGGCCTCGGTCTCTTCTGCTGCATTCATGATGTCCTCCATCGCGATTGTCCTCCGAGGGGGAGCACCCCGGCCGTGGGGAGGACGCCACGGCCGGGGGCGATATGGTCAGGCCGCTGCGACGACGCCCGACTGGTGATCCTGAACGAACAGCGGCACGGTCCGCTTGATGTACCCCGCGAACCGGTCAGACGGAGGCTGAGCGGTCCCGAGAATCACCTCGTAGTACTCGTAGGTGTCCCCCTCGGCCCACGGGGTCGACGCCTCCGGCCCCTCCCGTTCGAACAGGTAGACCGTCGCCCCCTCTTCCTTCAGGAGCGCCCACGCCTCGTTGTCGAGCTCGATCAGCTTCCCGGCCGAGTCGAGATACCAGAACGGCGTGAGGCTGCCCTCGTAGGTGGCGGGGCCGGGCGCGTTGCCCTCACCCTTCTTGCACGCCTCCTGCTCCGCCACGCTCGAGTTGCCCGTCGCGCCGAGCTTGTAGTCAGACTTGTTGATCCGGCACATCAGCTCCACCGCGCCAGTAGCGTTCAGGTCAGCGACCTTCATCGCCTTCGGTGCGGTCGGAGCGACGACCAGCGCGGTCAGCCTGATCCGCGCGTCAGCCAGCGTCTTCGGCATGATCCTTCTCCTTCCCCGCCGTGCGGCGGGACTCAGCGGACGACGCCGCCTTCTTGGACTCGCGGGGAGGTTCCCCCGCGAGATTGGCGCCCAAGACTGGGTGCCCGATGAAGTGCTCCGGGACCAGATGGTCGAGCCTGCGGCCCGTCGCCTTGTCCCACGCGTCTACCAGTGCCATGACGTCACTCCCTTGTTGCTCTGAGGTGGACGCCCAGGACGCCCCACCGCGGATACGTGTTCGACTCGCCGGTCACGACGGCCGTGTCCTGCGCCGGGTCCCGGTCATTGCGGACCTCCACGGGGAAGCACCGCCACCCGGCGAGCGTCGGCGTCCAGCCGTCCAACAGGTCCCGCACGCGGGCGCCAAGGCTCATTGCGTTCCACGTCGTCGAGTGGACGAAGGTCACATGGACCCACACGTCCAGCTCACTCCCGCACGACGCCGCATCCACTGATTCGGACACGGGGAGCGGCCCCCACACGAACGTGTAGGGCGGCTGCCGGTTCGATGTCGGCTCGCCCAGATCGCACGGCACCACCGCGCCCGACAACGACAGGGAGGACAGGCGGGACTTGACCGCCTTGTACAGCTCGATCATCCGAACAACTCCTCCGCCAAGTCAGCCAGCGCCTTCTCGAACCGAGGTGCCTCAGCCTCCAAAGCCTCACGCGGATCAGCCACCGTGCCGCCACCGCGAGGAGTGCCGAAGATCGCCACGTTCGCGAGTGCGCCACTCGGCTTGTCCGGCCCAATCTCGGCAGACAGCTCGTTGCCCTCGGTCGTCAGGTCGTAGGACACCGTGCGCCCCACATGCCGGAAGCCCGCGTTCCCAGACGCCTCGAAGGACTCGCGCATCTGGTTCTTGATGTTCAACGCGCCCTTGCTCAGGACCGGTATCAGATGGCGCCCCAGCTCGCCCGGGATCCTGGTGAGGTCCGCCGCGAACTCCCGGATCTCGCTCACATCAACGGAGACGTCAGGCACTGGAGTTCGCCTCCTCATCCACCAGTAGGCGGATCGCGGTCGCGAACGTCTTGTCGAACAGGCCGCCCACGCGCAGGGGACGCCGGCGCCCAGCAACGTGGACGAGGTCCCCGACCTCCACCGCCATTGCCTCGTCAGACACGGGTAGGTGCACTTGGTAGCGCTGCTGCACCACCGGGCGCCCAGCCGACGTCAATGCGGACTCGTACGGCTCGTAGGTCTGCACCCGGCACTTCCCCGAGTAGACCGTGGTCTCGGACGGGACCTCGACACCGTCCTCGTCCTCCGTCCAGCCTCCCGGCCGCCCGATCACGCACGTGTCCACCATGAGGCGCTCCGCAGCCAGTCGCCCCGCCAGCACGGCCGTCCGGGCGCTCATGACCACTCCTCGCCGGGGGATCGGTACGGGCGCCTCGGATGCCCGGGGCTCACCCACGGTGCGGGTTCTACGACCGGCATCCACGCGCCCACGCCACCGTCCGGAGTGAGCAGCTCCCACTCGTCGTCCGTGAGCTTGAGCCCGACTGCCTTCGCTTCTGGGACCAGACCGTAGGAGTAGTCGTCGATTCGCTCGTTGTCCTTCCCGTCCGGGTTCTTCACCCGGCGGGCCACGACCTCGGCTTCGACGTCCTTGAGGTTGTCCTGGTCGAGCAGGGACACGTCGCCCAGGCGGTGGCGGATGATCCGCTCCGTGAGCGCGATCCACGCGTTGACCTGCTTGACCTCGTCCAGGTCGGTGATGGGGCGGCCCAGAGTGGTCGCCACATCAGACACGCTCGCAGCGGTCATCTCGAGTCACCTCCACTCCTCGACGCGACGTAGATGACGCCGCGCTTGTAGATCCGGTCGTAGCAGCGCCACTCCTTGACGGAGTCGTCCCTGTCGTCAGGCAGTGCCTCCAAGTGGTGCCCGTCAGCGAGGAAGGCTGCCCACAGGTCCCAGGATTCGACCTCGGGGTGGAACCAGCCGGACAGTGACCACGCGAGCACGGGGTTCCCCGCGAGGCACACGAACGGTGGTCGCCACTCGCGGCCCACGGACAGGCTCCCGGGGACGAGACCTCGGCGCTCGATCCCCTTCCGCCGTGCGGTCGGGGACCAGTGGTACAGGATGTCCGGCACGATGAGGTCGCCCACGAGTCCTACTCCTCGGCGGCCGGCGTCTTCCGGCGGCGGCGCGGCTTCGGGGTCACGGTCTCCTCGGCGGGCTCTGACGGCTCCGCGTCGGCAGTGTCGGCGTCCTCGTCCACCTCGGCGGCCGGCGTCTCGTCGGCAGGCGCCTCCACGTCGACGTCGGGGATGATGACTCCCATGTCGGCGGGGAGCTTCCGCAATTGCTCGGCGGTCTCCTCGTCCACCTCGGCCACGCCGTCCACAAACTGGACTCGCGGCGCCAGGACCAGCAGACCCGGATACTTCGGTGACTCAACACGCATCATTTCCTCCATTGGTTGGGCGCCGGGGGCACAGCACGACGGCCACGCCCCCGGCAGTAGGTCACGGCGCGGTCGGAGCCACGGTCAGGACCGCGTGGTGCTTCTCCAGCCCGTAGCGCAGGCCGATCTCCCCGTAGATCTGAACCTTGTCCGACGCCCCGGTCTTCGCCAGGGGCTCCGCGAAGAAATGCCCCTTGCCTGGGATCTCCAGGAACGCGGGCCGCACGTCCTCCAGGGACACGACCGCCATCTTCGTGGCGGGCATGTAGCGGTCGAGCATGATGTTCGCCCGCCCGAAATCCGTCTCGAACGTCTGGAGGCTCACGCCACCCACGTTGCGGGACTGCTCCTGGTAGTTCGCGTCCCGGATGAACAGGCGCGTCAGCGCCCGCTTGAGGGTCGCGTTGACGATGACCGTGCGGGTCTCGGACTCCTGGAGGCCGCCGGACTCCCACGCCTTCTGGAACACGTCCAGGACCTCGTCAGCGACCAGCTCCGCAGCCGTGTGCGTGGAGGTCGCCACGTTCGTGGTGACGGCCTCCAGCAGGCCCCTGGTCTTGCGGGGCGCCGTATTGTCAGACGGGTTCGCGAAGACGCCCGTGATGAACGTCTTCTCGACGTCACGAGCGATCTGCTTGAACTGCTGGTCCAACTGCCACGCCAGCTCGTCGGCGGGGATGACAGTGTTGCCGATCGTCACCGCCGCGGATCCGGCGCCGCGCTGCTTCGTCGCGCCCTGCTTCGTGTAGGACACGGAGACGGCCTCCTGGTGGATCTCCACCACGTTGGAGGCGTTGGAGCGCACCCGCTCCTGGAAGTCGGTGGCGTCGGCGCCCTCCAGGCGCTGACGGTTGTCGGCGGCGTCGCGCAGGTCGTACTCCTGCCACTCGAACAGGACAGTTCCAACGGACTCACCGCCCGTCAGTCCGCCAATCGCGGACAGCAGGGGAGCGTCCTCGGGGGAAGCGTTGAACAACTCCCCCACGTAGTTGGGCAGGTTGTAGGTCGTGCCCATACCAGTGATACCGGCCATGACCGGCTCCTTTCAGATTGTGGTCACTGGGTCTTGATCTGACCCAGCTTCTGAGCCTTGAGCGCCATCACGACGTCACGCTTCCCGTCCCTTTCGGCCGCCGCGATCTGCTCATCGATCGACGCGGTCTTCGACGCGTCCTCCGACGCGCCCTGAGTCGGGTCCGGCTTCGGGAGTCTGCGCTCTTGAGCAGACGGATCGGACGGAGCCGGGCGGAATGCTGCGAGCACCTCGTCAGCGGACGTCTCGAACTCCTCGGCAGACGATCCCTGGACGAACTTCTCCAGCTCTTTCGGGATGCCCTTGTCGCGGAACACGCGCACGCGCGCCGCTTCGAGGACAGCCTTCCCGGCCTCGTTCTCCTTCTCCGTGATCGTCTGCGAGAGGGTCGCCCTCTCCGACTCCCACGTTGACTGAGCGTCAGCCAGGGCCTTCTCCGCGGCCTTCCGAGCGTCGCGCTCAGCCTGGAGTGCCTTCAGTCCGTTCTCGCCGAGAGTGTCGTCAGCCTTCGGCTCAGTGGCCGGGGTCGACGGCTGCGTGTCTGCATCGACGAACCTCGACCAGCGCAGTGGCCCGGCCTGGTGTCCGATGTTCCACGCGGGTGTGATGGTCCTGCTCATGTGCTCTCCTCGAATCGCTCAAGTCGCCCCGTACGCCGCGTCGCGCGCCGCCGTGAGCATGGGTTGAACCCCGCAGGCCGTCTCCGGCCAGGGGGAGATGATGACGCCCGCGTGCGGGCATGAGAAAACCCTGGCGCAACGCCTGGGGCTCACTTGTAGATCTGCCCGCCCGTGGCGAGCCACCGGCGGTAGTTGTCCTCCACGGCCGCCGCGATCTGTGGGGTCAGTGGGGCGCCGCTGTCGCCGCCCACCGTGTTCAGCCCCTCCCCGTAGGGGTCGGGGGTCTGGCCGAATCCCCTGGATGCCCACGGGTTCCGGCCCTGGAGGACCATCCGGTAGTCGCGCTCCGCGTCCGCGAGGCGCCGTTCAGCGGCCGTCATCGTGTAGCGGCTGGCCGGGTCGCGCACGCCGGTCGCCCGAGCGTCCAGGACCGCCTGAGACGCAGCCCGGCGTGTCCCGCCGCGACCCATCTGCCCGAAACCCTCCACCATGCCCCGCAGGCTCCCGCCGGGCACCTGCCCGCCCGGGAGGATGTACCCCTGATCGCGCAGCGCCTGGAGCGCCTCCTCACGGGACCTCGCGGTCTTGTAGATCGCATCTGGCGTCATTCGCCGCTGACCCGGCGCCAGCAGCCGGCCGGCGTTGCCGCGGCGCGACGTCCCCTCCAGCGTGAACATCCCAGACTTCGTCCGGCGCCTCATCGAGTTCGCCACCTGGTAGAGGTCGGCGCCGTCGCGGATGGCCTGGGCGCCGCCGGGAGTGAACTCCCGATCCTGATCCGCCCGGCTCATGGCGTTGAACGCGTCGTAGGCGTCATTCGCATGCGCCTGGGCCGCGCTGGCCGTGGTCGGCTGGTGAATGCAATCATCCTTCGGATGCCGAAGGAACCCCGTGTTCCACCGGTAGAACTTCCCCAACAGGGGAATGCACCGCCCACACGACTCACCGGATGCCACCCGCACGTACCCGACACCCGTCCGGGCCGCGATGTCCACCGAGGCGGCCTGCCTGGACACGTCCGCCACCATGCCGATGAGGATCTGGGCGAGAAAGTTCTGCGCGTTACGCACAGCCGCCTCAGCCTTCACGCCGCTGCCGATCGCAGTTTTCGCGTGGATCACGGGCGACTGCAACAGGCCCTCCAGGGACCGGCCATCCGGCGCCGTTCCAACGAACGCGCTCGGGTCCACCCACCCGGACGGGGGCACCCACAGGTCCTGCTCCGCAAGCACGCCCGCCGAGTAGGACGCCCCCAACATGGCGGCCTGGTACTGCGACGCGTAGACGACCGGCATGAACGACGTCAACGACTCCGCCCACGACTCCGAGATGCGGTTCGGGTCAACCCGGCGCCACGCCTTCCTTCCCGCCGCCCGTAGAAGGACCTGCTGGGCGACAACCTGCCGGGCGTGCGCCACCGCGGCGTCAGTCGCCGCCGCCACTGGGCATCATCCGCTCCGTCAGCTTATCCAACTGCGGGTCCGACTCCTCAGCAGCGAAGTACGCGCGCTCCGCATCCTTCCTGGCCGGGTCCCACCCCAGCTCATCCCACGCGCCCTCACGACTGATCAGCGGCTTCCCGCCCGCCAGCTTCTGCAACGCATCCGCCTTCTGACTGAACGTCGGCGTCGCCGGATCATGCCACTGCACGTTCACCAATCCAGCCGAAACATCCTCACCAGCGAACGCGGCCGCCAACGCCAAGGCATCCGACAGGGCCGTCCCACACTCGGCGTTCACGCGCTCCACGCGCTTGACGAGCTTCGACTCCTCCGCGCGGATCGCGCCCTCAGCCGGCGGATTCGTCGTCACCAGACCGAAGTAGCGAGCCGGGAACCCCGTCACGGTCGACGCGAGCTTCCCGTACAGCTCCACGGTCTCATGGAAGTTCTTCAAGTCCGCCGCCGATAGCTGGTAGGCGCGCGCCTGACTATCAGACAGGGTCAGCAGCGGCTGCAGGTAGTTGAACCACCCCTCCAGATTGTCCCCGAAGTCGCTCCGCTTCGCCCCGGCGATGATGTTCTTCGGAATCGCCGCCACCTCTACAGCAGCCTGGAGGTCCGTCAGCGTGCGGATCGACGCATCCTCGATGGGAATGACGTCCTCCATCTCGGAGTGCCCCGCCCACTCACCCGTCATTCGGCGGTTGAACGAGGGGATCACCTGGACGCGCCCCATCCGGTGAGCGTCCCGATCCTCCTCGACCCACTCGCCGCGCACGCGATCCGCCCACACCGTGACGTCCGGCAGGTAGATGGTCGCCCGCTGGTGGACGCCGATCTCGTTCTTCTCCGACAGGCGCACCGCGGCCTCGACACGACGATGACGGCGGTCGATCCGTACGACCATCTCACGCGGAGACTCCACCTGGATGATCGGCTGACCATCAGCATCATCGTTTCGCCCCACAGACAGGAACCCGCGCCCATACACGAGCCGGTCCCGCTTCCACAGGCACAACTCCGAATCCAGATTGTTCGCGTCCATGATCACGCGCAGGCGCTTCTCCACGTCGGGCCGGTCGACGACAGCGACGTTCTTGACGTCCTGGCGTTCCTCGATCGTGTCCACCACGACCCGCGCCATGTTCAAGACCAGCTCCAAGTCCTGAAGGTCCGGGGGAACTGCCAGCCCCATGTGCAGGAGACGCTGGCGGCCCTCGTAATAGGACAGCATCCGCTCGTCATACCCGGCGCGCTCCGCGAGGAACGCCTGTCCCTTGCTGATAAGGGCCAGTTCAGCATCCAACAGTGCCACGACGCCTCACCTACCCCTTCTCACCACGTGAAGTTGATACCACCCTCGTCAGGCTCCCAGCCCAGCGCCCGCATGTCCGCCGCCGCCTCGTGCGCCAAGACGTCGCTCATGAGGATGTCGATCTTCATGTGCTCCGCGGGCTTTCCGAGGATGAACTTGTCGCCCGGCTTCGCGACCTTCCGCGCGTGCAGCGCGTGAGCCTTCGCCGTCTCGTCCGCGCTATGCGTCGTCAGACCCTCGTGCAGGTCCTCCTGGAAGCGGACCAACGCAGCGAACATTCGGTCGATCTTGTTCGTCGGCCACTGCACCACGGTGTCCTCCCCGTACTGCTGCGACCACGCATCAATCTGCGTCTCCCAATGCCGAGGATCCGCATAGAACCGAGCCACCCGGTAGCGGGCCATCAACTCAGACACCGCGGCATCCACCTCAGTGCGGGGAATCCGCTCACCCGGGCACACCGCCGGATCCCACACCGTCGGCAGAGCGTCTGGCCCGAAGGTCGGCGTGAACCTGAACCCGTCCAGCGTCTCCGCACGGATCGCCGTCCAGTCACCCGACCTCGACCCGTCAAACCCGAGGCACACCGCGGTGCCATCCTCAGGCTCCCCGCGCCCGACGTCAGTCTGCTCATCCCACAAGGACTCCAGGATGAACGACCCCAAGCCCTGAACCAGCCGATTCCCGTAAAACCGCTCAGCCTGCACCGGGTCTGTCTCCGCCAGCTCCGCCGCCTCCGCGTCAATGCCATTCGGATCTACCCACGGGCTGTCCAAATACACATAAGCGTGGATCTTGTGACGCTCACGCATATTCCGATACGACCACTCAACCGGGGGGCGCCGGTAGTAGCGGAAAATGTCAGGACGCTTACTCTCGAACGCCCGCTGAGCCGCACTGTTCTCCATCGGGTCCCACGGGTTCGTCAACTCAATCGTGCGCCCCTGCATCCCAGCCACACCACGACGCACCGTCTGCCACGCGTCCAGAACCTTGTTCTGCACGGTGTAAAGGCCCGACTCGTCCCCCAGCGCCATATTCATCGGCTGACCCAGCTTCGACCGAGCCGAACGAGACATCGGAATGATCTTCCCATTGTTCGGAAGAAGAATCGCCTCCTGGCCAGCCGTCACAAACTCATGCAACGGGCCAGACATGATCATCGACTGCAACGGCTCGTACACGTTCTTCGTCTGAGACTCAGCGAACGCCAGCATCCCGATCAGGCTCTTCGCCCGCGGGGCCCCCATCGCCTCGCCCGGCTCATACTCGTACTCCCACCCGCACGCGCACCCATGATCCGCACACCGGTAGACCTCACCGCCGCGAGCCCAGCCAGCAAACTCCACCGGGCCCACACCCTCAGCCAAGAGCATGGCCGCCCCCCACGGGGACTTCCCCGACTTCTGAGGTCCAACCACAATGCTGCGCCGGTAGTAGAACGGTGCCAGCACGCGACGCCGGTCATACTTCGCATCAGCCCGAATCCGATAGTGATTCGCCGCGCAATACAATTGCCACCCGTTAAACACCAGCGGATCATTCAGGTACACGCCAGACGGGACCAGGCAGTGCGCCTCGATCCAGTCCGTGATCAGAAACCCGAGAGTATGCAGCGGGTTGAAGTCGAGAGTCAGGCCCCCATCGTCACTCGCCGCCACCGTTGACCACCTTGAGGCCCATCCGGTCGCGCGACGACTTCCGGCGAGGCTTCTCCGGCGCGCTCTCCCCGGCGCCCTCGTCCCCGACGGACGCGATCCTCCAGCCGTTCTCACGCAGCCCAGCCGGCGTCATGCCGATCTGATCCGCCAAACGCAGCATCGCCGTCTTGTCCGCCGCCTTCGCCTCCGCACCCTCACAGATCACCGACGTGCGCACCCACTGCGCCACCGCATACCAGCGCCACGGCTCCGACTCCCACGCCACCGCCTGCGGAGTGGTCCATGCCCATTCCCACAAGGCGCGTTCGCGCTCGGCCCACACCTCAGTCGCGCTCGCATCCGACTGACGCACACCATCCGCATCAACATCGACGATGACCATGCGCGGCAGAGGAAACTCTGGCGCTTCACCCCGCCGCCCCTCCGGCGGCAACGCCCGCAGCGAGAACTCCCGCGCCCTCGAACGTGCCGAGTTTGGATCGACTGGGCGACCCCCACGATTCCGCGCACCGCCAGACGTCATGATCGCCACCTCCACTCCGCACCGGCCGCGTCGCGCGACCAGCAAACGGGCCACCCAGCATCGCGTTGGGCGGATTACGCGAACAGATTGCTACGCCACCAAGCTGTCGCTCTTCTTGATGTTGCAGCTCAGGTGCGCGCACTGCGCGTTCCCCAACGTGTGCGACCCACCCTTCGACAGCGGAACCTTGTGATCGACGCTTGCACTCATCGGATCGGGCCACGCCAAGTCCGGATCAACACCGCCGCCGCAAATCCCACACACCCAGCCATCACGGGTGAAAACTTCGACCGGCTCGAAACGCTCCGAACCCTCGGCCCGCTTCAACGTCTCACGCTCCAGATGAGCAGCGCGCCTACGTGGCGTCCAATTGTCGTCTCGCTCCCGGCCAGTCTCACGACGCCACTGGTGATAATGCATCGAACACCAGCCCCGAGCCCGAACAGGACGCCCACACCCATCAACCGAACAGGTCTTCGAGTGAGTGTCCCTGATCGCCTTCCCCAAGCATGACTTCGAGCAGTACATCTGTCTTGATGTCCGTGCCGGTGAGAATTCGGCACCACACACCGGGCACGTCTTCACCATTGCAGAGAGCCGAGCAGCAGTCGCAGCACGGTCGTCCGCTTTGCGTCGCTCCAGTGCCGTGAGGTAGGCGTCCCTATTGGCAGCCTTCCGACAATCTTCAGAACAGTATTCTGGGAGTGGCCCGACCGCCTTGCGCTGGACCTGCGCACCGCAGATCTTGCACACCGAAGTGCGAGGCTGCACCCCATCGGGAGCCCCGGTTTGATACCAGCGGTTGTAGTGACTCGTGCACCAACCTCTCGCCCTGACCCGGCCACTGCAACCATCAACAGAGCATGTACGCTGTTCCACAGCCGATCTCCTTCTAGCCAAGGCATTCGGTCAGACCCGCCGAGTGTTCGAGCACTCAGGCGGGTCGTCTTTTATCTAGTTCGTAACCGTCATGGCCGAATCTTTGCTTTTGCGGCTACCCTGAGGCTCCTCCCCGGCGGTCCGGCGGCGTGGGCGTCGCCCCCACCCCCTGGGGGTTATCCACAGGCTCTGACCTGCGGAAACACTCGCGCGGTGTTCGCGGGCGTCGTCACGTCGCCGCAGGTCACGGGCTCGCGAGTAGTTGGCAGACAAGCAGGCGAGTGACGGGTCACTGGCTCGCGTGGCTGGCTGCCTGAGTGTCTGTCGAGTACCTGTGCGACTGTCTTCCCGCCGCGGTGAGGTTGCAGTGCGCATGCTCTGGTCCGCGGATGATCGAGCGGTCATCGTCGTCGTGTCCGAGGTGCCACTCGTCGCCCGGGCGGATGGCCTGCCCGCACCTCCAGCAGGTGACGCCGCCAGCTTCGACTGCGCGCTTGGCTCGTGCTCGTGCTCGCCAGTAGTCGCGGTCGTACCCCCGCTGCCGTGGGGTGCCACGGCGGGCGTCGTAGGCG